ACCGTTCCGAGCACAGGCACCTGGTCATCTCCAATTGTGATGTTTGTGGTCCCGCCATTGATAGTAAGCGATGTATAATCGATAACCCCAGGTATATCAAGTAGCATATATGCGACACGGTTATAGACCAATGTATATTTGCTGAACGCTATGCTGCGCAAGTATACTCTCAGTGCTTCCTCGAATGAATCTCGCACGTTTTCCAAGGTTGTTGTGCTGTCTATAATTACTGACACTGATACGTTTATTGGCAGACCTTCTGCACTGACTACCGTTACTGTGGCGCCTATGGGCCTGTTTTCTTCGATGTGTACCCTGCATTTTTCAACGATGCTTTGATCAACGGGCTCGTTGTTGTTGCCAACTATGAGCACTTTTACTGTGCCGGGACCGTTCCAAAGGGGAATAACTTTTGCAGCTCCTACCCCATCTACTTCAAGCGCCCACTGCCGATAGTGTGCTGCGTTGCCGGAAGTGGCCGGATTTTGCAGATAGTCGTATAGCCTTTTCACCAATGCAGCATCGGTTTCCGGGTCTGCTCCACCCGTTGCGGGTTCCGGGTTTGTTACCGACGTCAGTCCACTAAGGCTGATCAACTGGCCTGTGATTGTCTCAACTTCCACATTGTACTCAGATCCGATCTCTACGGCTGTTGCAGTGACTGAAGCCGCTCCGTTTTCTATTGTCACATCCTCGCTTGTTTCAAACTGAAGTCCTTCCGATGTGACAAATATCTTCCCTTTAGGAATTACAGTGCCGTCGGTACCGGTAAATGATAAGGCAACCTCGGCCTTGGTACCTGGCTTCCTTTTTATGCCGTACTCTGCAGCCCGCTTGTCTATGTACTCACCTGATGTCTCATCAACAAAAGCTATTGGTATCAGCGCATCCATGGATTGATATACTTTCCATATCTCATAGGCCACGCCGCTTACCATATCGTTTATAAAACTTCCCTCGCTTTTATCAAGGTCAGATGATATACGATTCAGGATATCGTTTTTGATTTGCTCGACCGTCAGGTTCTCATACATTCAGCGCCACCTCCCCGTATACGGTCTGGATTCTGCAGCTTATCCTCAGTATTTCGCCCTGAAATGCCACATTAATCTCTGATACATCTGTGATGTATGGGTTCACCAGCAGGCATTCTTTCACAAGCCGGGCCGCCTCAGACCTCTTGACATCGTCCGTATACGGCTGCCCGATAAGGGATTCGACATCATTTCCATAGTTCCAGCTGTATATTTCATGCCTGAACCTCGGAGTGTGAAGTGCTTTCCATGCCCAAACTAAAACAGCTTCCTTGCCAGTCACGATGACAGGGGAGCCATTTTTAAATACCGGGATATTCTTCTCAAAATCCCATTTGACTTCCCGGTATAGATCCGGGCTTGTCCTCGCTTGGAAGGCCTCAGTAGCCTGCGGTTGGATAATCGGGAAAAGCATTATACTCCCACCACCTTGCACAGGATGACATATCTCTGTTCATCATCTATTGGCAGAACTAAAACCTGATCGCCCGGTTGAAGCGGATCCAGTGTACTGTTTTTTAGCAAATCTTGCCTTTCTTGTATTGTCCCAGCCACGTCTATCTTTATTGGATCCGTGGAGATCACCGTACCAAATCGGAAAATAACAGGCATTTGGGCTTTGTTATCATTTCGAATACTCTTAATAAGCTGCACAAAAGGATTATCCTCCATCTAATCATCTCCTTGTACCTGGCTTATACAGGTACTGCCATTTCTCGCCCGACGTCTGATCGCCACTCTTGTTGGGCAATAGGCCCACTTCCTGTTCGTCCATAATGTTCCGGAAGTCGAGAACCAGTTTGTTGTAATACTGCCCCCGCTTCCATGTATGGGCATCAGCATCAATGTAGAAAAGACCATATAAGCCTGTGTATGGTTCCCGGACAACTACCGTATTGCCAGCGATATTCGCGATATTGCCGAGGTTGTTGACTGTGATTTTCTGTGATACACCGTTGTCTTCCAGGACTTTCTTCGCCCTGGCTATCGCATCTACGCCTTCAGTCACTCTCAGATAGCTTTGCATAAGACCGTACAGCTTTATGGCCTCGCTGTTGCTTTGTGTGGCGACCAGCTTGTCGTTTTTGTCATATATGGTCACTTGGTTTACCATCCCTGAAATACTTTCAGAAACTGAGGCAGACATAAGATTGCTCCCAGCCTCGATTACCACAGTTTCATCGGTTATGCCCTTCTCTATCACATTCAGTCTTCGGCCCTTGAAACGGATCATATATTTTTTGCCGGTCCGATCTGCTGCCAGAGTGTATGCAGTCTGGATTATCTGATATAGGCTTACCCCAATGAAATTGCGGGATATCTTTACATTTGTCGCCGGCAGGGAGCCGACCTCAATACCAAAATCAGCACAAACTCTCTTAGTGATGGCTTCGGGTGTCATATTTGTGAACTTATATGTACCTTCGTTACGTTTAAGGTATATTCCGAAATCGCAACACCCGATTGAAATAAGCGAATTTTCAGTGCCTTTTTGCCGGTCAAAAACCACACCCTCAAACAGGTCCATGTCATTGTGCTTTAACTGTACGGTGTTCCCCAGTTCGCATTTAATTACCGGGATGTTCTTATCTGTCGGCGAGGACAGAAACTGAAAATCCAGCGTTCTCGCACACTGCATGATATCTCCAGCCCAGGTGATGCTCTCGACCAACTGAGTAATATCCTGTGTACCATCGCTGTTTGTAAGCAGTAGCTTAATCATGCGCAACCCTCCTTACAACAGCAGGTTTTTGCCAGGCAGTTTGATGACTTGACCGACATAAATTAGGTGCGGATTCTTGATGTTGTTATATTTCGCCAATCCTGGGTACAATGAAGCGTTTCCATAATACTTCCGACATATGGCGCTCAAGGTGTCGCCAGACTTGACCACATGGGTCTGAACAGGAGGGTCTGTTCTTTCGGTTTCTCTGGTGACATTCCCTGTCTCGGTGCTTACCGCTGCCACTTTCAGTGTCCTGTATTCTCTCAGGTATATAGTTGCGTAGACATCGCCAGTCCCGTCCTTTTCGCTGCATGTTATTTCCTCAATGAATACCTGCAGGTTTATGGGTGTTTCGGTAATTATGAACCTGAGGATTGTCCTGTTTTCACACCAGGAACGGAACATATTGACATAATAAAACGGATCAAGGACCGTTCCTGGTTGATTGAAAGGGTACGCCTTTGCCGGGAACATGCAATTTATGCCGAATGAAGCAAGCTTGTCAGTGCCAGGGAGATTGACATCCCCCACGCTATGGATATTGATTGTCTCAACATTTATACCGTGGGGGATCTCATAGGATGAAGGTGTTACGGGCAGAACTAATTCCTTATTGGTTTGCAGATCCAAAAAGATGAATTTCATCTATACCACGTCCTTATTGTGCGGGATTGCTCAAAATAAAAGCCCTTTCCCACATCTCGGCTATGGCCCTTGCAATCCTTTCGATATCCGCATCCTCACGAACTACGAAAGTGTTTCCGGTGATTGTTACACCACCGCCAATTTTCATGCTGCGGTTTTCAGCAGCTGTCAGGAGCCTTTCGCCTTGATGTGCAATGATCGGGAATCCATCGTAAGGAACATAGTTTATTCCATAGGCATAGCCACCTGCTTTAGCCAGCGCTCTCGCCCTTCCTATGTCACTTATACTCGGGGTATATGAGCGATTCCCTGGCAAGGCTTCAGACGCACTAACGAGCTGCCCGGATTCCGCAGCCTTCGCTCTTCCGTAGTCTGATGCACCCATTCCGGCAGACGCCCATGGGCTGAGGGATTCCTCGATCGCAGGTTTGACAGAGGCAAGTCCCCTCGAGAACTGTAGCCCCATTTCATATCCAGTATTCCAATATGCTTCTTTCAGGCCTGCATCATTCTTGATGTTTTCGGCTATATTTTTCTGGGTCTTCAACAAAAGCTGTGCGCCTTCGCTGGCGTTGTATTCGTTCTGCGCAATAGCCTGAGCTTCGGCCAAGATCTGTCCCATCATCGCCCCGGTCTCTTCAGATGGATCCGCAGCCAGACTCTTATATTCTTCATACATTTGAGAAAGTCGCTGACGGGCTTCCTCTCCGAAAATCCCGCTGATTTCACCGGTCATTACGGCAGTGATAGCATCCCGCTTATACTGCTCAGACAAGTTTTCGAGGGACGCTCTCCATTGTCCTATGTGCTTATAGGCTTCCTGCATCATCTGGCCGCCGGTGCCTTCTAAGAACTCAATCTCCTCCTGGATTCCCCGTTTGCGCTCCTCGGTGTACCCTTCTCCCATAGCCTTGTTGAGTTCGATGATATTATCTTCCAGGGTGGATACCAGACCGGAATATGTCTTGGCCAGTTCTTCCATTGTGCCGCCGTAATCATAGGCCAGATAATCAGCTATGGCTTTCGCGGCTTCCTCGCCCGGTACAAGACCTTTGCTCACCATTTCCTGGACTTCTTTCTTGGTCTTTCCGGAGGCTTCGGCGAGATATCCCCATACATCGATACCGCGCTCAAGCAGAGGGTTGAGATATTCCAGTGTAGTTTTCCCGGTGGTCCTCATACGGCCCAGAGCAGTAGCAACATACCTCATGTCCTCTTTACTCATGCCGAGGGCCGCACCAGCGTCGCCTACAATTTCAAGCATTGGGAGTAGTTCGTTCTGCTGATAGCCATAGGCAAGTAGTGTTCTGCTGATAGACGTCAAATCATCATATCCAAACGGTGTCCTTGCGGCAAATCCGGTGAGCTCACCCAGGAATCGTTTGGCATTTTCACTACCGCCCAGCATAGTCGTGAAGGCCATCATGTCAGATTCTCTCTGGGCAGCAATACCTATACCACTGGAAAGAGCTTCCGCCTGAGCTTGAAGAACGTTTT